AAAAAGAAGCTGAGGCGCTTTCAAATACTTCTGTAATGGCACCAACAGTAGCAACTTCCCCGACAAGAACAGCAGATGATTACGGTGGTCTTGCAGATGGTGAAGGTTCTAAGGGTATAGACCTTGGTGCTATGTCTTACGGTGACTTGGAAGCAGCTATCGACGGTATCGAAAACAACTCCACCCTGTCTGGTATGATGACTAACGCTCTTAGCAACAGTGGTATCGGTAGAATGATTTCTGCTCTTACAGGTAAAACTATCGCTGAAAAAGCTCTGGATGACTACCGTGCTGAACTCGTTAGCAGAAATGAATTCTTGGATAGCCCGCAGCAATCCAGAGCAAGAGAGCTAGAGAAAGATCCACAGTTGGGTCTAAGCAGAGGTGACGCTATCGCTATGGGTCAGGGTCTTGCAGGCCCCGGCGGCGGTGCTGATACCTTCGGAGAAGACTTTGCTGCTGCATCTGCTCATGCTGAATCCAACCCGACTGGTATGACGACAGGTAAGGGTCTAACACCTGATGACGTTCTAGGTAACATGCCCGGAGATGTAACTGGAGGTAAAGGTGGAAGCAGAGGTGGTGGTTCATCTAGCGGTGGCTCATCTAGCGGTGGTTCGTATGGTGGAGGAAGTGACTCCGGTATGGCTGGAGTTAGATAACTAGTAAACTTTTTATAACTTAAAACAAACTATAAGGCTACCCGGCAATAATGCTGGCCCCAACATAAAAGGAAATACACTATGCCTGAACTAGAGAACGTTGAAACCCAGAAGACTGCAGGATACGTAGACCGAGGGTATAACTACTCAAAACGACAAAAGAAGCTAGAAGAGGAAGAGGCTGAGATCGCTAGACTGGAAGCTATCTCCAGAGGTGAGATCGAAGCAGACGAACAACAAGAAGAAGAGCCAGCTGAAGAACAACAACAAGAAACTAAAGCTGAAACACAAGAAGGTGATGACTCTGACTTAAGCCCAGAGGAAAGATCCTTCAAAAAACGTTACGGGGATGTTCGTCGTCACTTAGCTGAAAAAGAAAAAGAGTACAAGGCAAAGATTGAGGAACTAGAACAAGCTATTAAGAATGGCCCTAAACGAGTAAGACCACCTAAGTCAGACGAGGATATTGATCAGTGGGCAAGTAAGTACCCCGATGTAGCATCTATTGTAGAAACTATTGCAGCCAAGAAGGCACAGGAACTGTTCGCTAAAGCTGAGACTAGACTGCAAGAGTTTGATCGTATCCAGTACGAAACTGAACGCAACAAAGCTGAGAATGCTATTCGTAAGGCTCATGCTGACTTCGACGAATTACGTGACTCTGATGCGTTTCATAACTGGGCTAACGAACAGCCTAAGTGGGTTCAGGATGCTCTCTACGAAAACTCAGATGATCCTGCAAGTGTGATCCGAGTTATTGATTTGTATAAAGTAGACACAGGTAGAACTCCTAGTGACTACAAACGTAAAGCCAAGGATGCAGCTAAGACTGTAACCAAAGGTCAAAGAACAAAAGTCGATAGTGATGGTTCCGAAGGTACATTCAAGGAATCCCAAGTTGCTCGTATGTCCGACAAAGAATACGAAGAGAACATGGAAGCTATCGACAAGGCAATGCGCTCCGGTAAATTTATTTATGACCTTTCCGGTGGTGCTCGTTAAGTAACTAGTTGACATCAGTTTTTATGTCAGTATAACTAGAAGAGAACTAAAAAAGCCCTCCTTTTAGTAGGAGCTACCTTATTAGTTCTTTTTCCCTAGTTAATCTATCTACAGCTTAAACATCTACTTCATCAGGACTTACCTGTTCAAGTAGAGGCCCAGTGTATGGCGGTCGGCCAAACTGCTATTCATTGCACCCTCGAAAAGAAACAGCCTCCTAAAGAGAAGTGTTTAGCTCTCCTGTAAGCGGGGTGTACCTGCTGAATGGGTACATCTTACTAGCTAACATTAAAGCCAAACATCCACAAGGAGGAATTTACTATGGCTTTTACTACCGCAACTGGTTGGGGTAACCTCCCCAACGGTAACTTCTCGAGTGTTATTTACTCGAAGAAAGTACAACTCGCATTCCGTAAGAAGACCGTTGTTTCGGACATCACGAACTCGGACTACTTCGGTGAAATCTCGGCACAGGGCGACACTGTTCGCATCATCAAAGAACCTGAAATCTCGGTGTCGGCATACGCTCGTGGCACTCAGGTTAACGCTCAGGACTTGGATGACGAGGACTTCTCGCTGGTTATCGACAAAGCTAACTACTATGCTTTCAAAATCGATGACATCGAAGAAGCACACTCGCATGTGAACTTCATGGACTTGGCAACTAGCCGTGCTGCTTATCGTCTGGCTGACCAGTACGACCAAGAAGTTCTGGGCTACCTGTCGGGTTACGCTCAGTCGGCTCTGCATGGTGCTGCTGACACTGTGAACACCACGGTGAATGGTACCAAGGCTGTTGACACTGCTGGTTCTGACGAACTGCTGTCGAGCATGAAGCTGAACAAAGGTTCGTTTGGCAACATCACTACCACTTCGGCTGGTGAGCATTCGATCCCTGTTGCAGCACGTCTGCCCGGTGCAACTGCACTGCCTACTGCTTACGTTTCGCCTGTCATGCTGATCAACCGTATGGGCCGCTTGCTGGATCAACAGAACGTTGACCGTGAGAACCGTTGGTTGGTTATCGACCCGGTAATGATGGAAGTTCTGGCTGACGAAGATAGCCGCTTCCTGAATGGTGACTTCGGTCAGTCGGGTGCTCTGCGTAACGGTCTGGTTATCAACAGCTGGAACGGCTTCCGTGTCTATGTGTCGAACAACCTTCCCTCGGTTGGCACTGGCCCGGCAACCACTGGCACTGCAAACCAGAACACCAACTACGGTGTAATCGTTGCAGGTCATGACTCGGCTGTTGCAACTGCTGAACAAATCAACAAGACGGAAACTTACCGTGACCCGGATTCGTTTGCTGACATCGTGCGTGGTATGCACCTGTACGGCAGAAAGATCCTGCGCCCGGAAGCCCTGACTGTTGCCAAGTACAACCTTGCATAATAGGAGACTGAAACAATGGCTACTGTAACTACTCTCGCAGGTGGCGCATCGGCTGGTCGTACCGCTGGTTCTGTCCCCTATCTGGTCGATGTGTCGATTGACTTGGCTGCTGCTGCAACCGCTAAAGGTTCGGCTCTGGCTGCTGCTGACATCATCGAAGCAATCAACGTTCCTGCCAACACTGTCGTCCTGACTGCTGGCTTGGAAGTTATCACTGCTCTGGGTGGTGAATCGGCTGACACTCGCATCCTGTTGGGTGTGACTGGTGGTGACGTAGACGCCTTCGTTGCTTCGTGGGATGCCACTGCTGCAGCTGCTGGTGCCTATGCTCCTGCTGCCGCCACTGTTCCTGTGGTGTTTGCATCGGCTGACACGATTGACATCGAAATTGACGCGGCAACTACTGCTCCTACGAGCGGTGTACTGCGTGCATGGGCTGTCATGATGGACATCGATGGTCGTATCGGCGCTGCCGAAGTTGACCGTGACGTTCTGGCCTAACAGGCTAAAGACTTGGGGGTATCCTTTAATTAGGGTACCCCTTTATTAAAAGTATGTTTGTACTAAATTCAAAAAATAAATTAGAAGACTATGGGCACTTAGTTCTCTCTTTAGATGAAGTATACTGGCAGTTAGATGAAGCTGCTCTTTTAGACCCAAAGTTTCGTTCTGCACTTTCTTACTCCTTAGATGAGAATGGAATGCTCTGGCCTCCTATCGTGTGGACACAAAGCACTTTTATGGAGTACTATAGAGATAAACCTGAAAGGCAAGACCCAGCTAAGTTGGTGTATCAAGAGAAACCTTACAGGGTTGCTATAGGAAACAACAGACTGGAATACGCTAAACGCAAAGGCTATACTCATGTTGAGTGTGTGTTAGCAGATAGATGGCAAGATAAAGACGATATTCTTAAAATCACTGAGATGGAATATTGTGTAGACTTTTAAGAGGAAAAAGAAATGGCAATCACTACTGCAATGTGTACCAGCTTCAAACAAGAGTTGCTTGGTGGTATCCATGACTTGGATACTGACAGCATTAAGCTGGCACTGATTAAGGCTACACCCACTGGTACGTATGGTGCGGCTACTACTAACTACTCCGACGTTACTGGCAACTCTGATGAAGCTTCCGGTACGAACTACTCTGCTGGTGGTCAGGTTCTGGACGGTGCTACTATCTCGACTGATGGCACCACTGCTATCGTTGACTTTACTGACGAAGTGTTTGCTGACGTAACTGTATCAGCTGATGGTTGTATCATTTACAATGCTTCGCAGGGCAACAAAGCTGTCTGTGTCATTGACTTTGGTGGTACCGTGAGTGCTACTGCTGGCGACCTTACCATTGAGTTCCCTGCTGCTGATGCTTCTAATGCTGTGATCCGTATCGCCTAATAGGGGGTCACTATGGCTGTCACTGTTAATGCTGCAGTATATGGAGTAGGTGTTTACGGTGTAGCCCGTTACGGTAAGGTTATTGTCAGTGGCTTAGACCAAGCGACAGCTACAGGTCAGGTATCTACTGTACAAGTAAACACAGCTGCAGGTATTACTGGCGTAGAGGCTATCACTGGCAGCATTGAGCCTGTATCGGCTGGTGGCTTCGAGATTGATATCACTGAACGTATTACCGTCGGTGTCGAGGGTACAGCCCAGTCTGGTACAGTACAGCCAAACGTAGCTGAATTACTTGGTTCTGTTTCTGCTACAGGTTCTGTTGGCACTCTTGCAATCAGTAACACAGTCACACTGTCCGGTGTTGTTGGTACAGGTGAAGTCAACACAGTAGAAGAGAAGCCAACAGAAGTTCTTGGCAGTGTACAAGCCACAGGTTCTGTCAGTGCGGTACAACCTAACACTGCAGCTGGTCTTACTGGTGTTGAAGCTACAGGATCTATTGGCCAACTAGCATTCAGTAACTCGTTTGGTATCTCTGGTACTCAAGCTGTTGGTTCTATTGGCACAGTAAAAGAACTGATAGCAAAACCTGTTGGTGGTGTTCAGGCTACAGGATCTATTGGGAACCTTACTGAACATACGACAGCTGGGATTACATCCGTTGGCATGACAGGTACAGCTAACAGCACAAACCAGACAGCTGTAGTATTTAACTTTGAGGCTGTAAAAGATACGTACAGTAGAAGAAGAACAGTCTACATTTCGAGGGCAGCATAATGACTACAGCTGCAGAAAGAACTGTTAGAGTACCTCAAGAAATAAGACTTGTATTTATTACAGATAGAAGTACAACTAGTCTAGATAGAACAGTTGATATTCCAAAAGAAAATAGAACTGTGTTTGTCGTTGATAGAAGAACTACTTCCGCCGATAGAACAGTGTACGCAACCGAGGATTAAAACTTATGAGCTTTCGCTGGCCAAATAAAGACCCTGACGAACAGCTAGACTACAGCGTTGATTGGTCTAGGTTCCTTGGTAGCTCTGTAACTATCTCTTCTGTTCAGTGGTACGTTGATAACAGTTCCGGTGCTAAAACTGCCATCAATGCTGGTGAGACAGTTAATGGTATTCAAAACGTATCCCAGACTAGCACTGGCACGGTAGCGACTATTAACATCGGTTCTGGTACTGTTAATACCGACTACAAGTTTTA